GCGTCAGCGCCGTCAACTCGCGCTTCTCCGCCTCATCGAGTACGATCGCTGCCGCTCGGCCCCGTGCCATCCTCGCCCCCTCCAAAATACGGCGAGAATGTAGCTGATTTGCCGATCAGGACACTAGTGCGCCTTCCCAGTCGACTTTCGCCGCTCTGGCGCCGGCGCCGTGAGAGGCAAAGGGTCAGGTTCCTGCACCTCCGGAAATGCGAGGGTGAACCCCTTCACGATCACCTGAGCGGCCTCGGTCAGACCCAGGTCGTTCATCAGACGGCCGGCGTCGACCTCGGTCAGCTCCTCATGATGGTCACGCAGACCAGCCCAGAACACGGTGCGCATCGTCTTGATGCTCATCTTGGCCGGGTCGGACATCATGTTCGCCAGATCGACGACATTGCCGCCGAGCGCAGCCTCCATCTCGCACATGGCATTGATGGAGAACGCGAACGTGTAGACTTTCTTGGCGACGGTGAAGTCGACCTCGCCCTTGTGGTGGTTTGCCATATCAGATCACCGTCACCTGACCGGAAACTTTGAGAGTCAGCGTGGCCGCGACCTTGTCGTCGAGCGGAGCCTGGACCTCATATCCGGTGACGATCGCGCTGAACGACACGCCGTCCTCAGGGGAGGTGTCGAACAGGATCTTGCAGAGCGTCAGCTCGTTGCTGGCGAACTGCGCGCGGATCAGAGCGTCGGTTGCGCTCTGGTGCACGTAGTTCATCTCGATCGAGACCTCGCCGGCGTCCTTCAGGCCGGGGATGGACTCGCGCCAAGCGCCCGTGCTCTCGGTGTGGGTGGCGTCGACCGCATCGCGGGTCAGGTTGGGCAGGGTGATGTTGGTCACCTCGCCGACATTCACGTAGGCCACCGGGCTCGCGGCCTGGTCCTGGATCTGGAACACAGTGCCGAAGCCGATGCGTGCAAGAGTCGTCATGTCACTTTCCCTTCGCTTGTAGCCGGGCGAGTTTCCGCCGCGCTCGTGCGGCGACCTTCTCGATTTCCACTTTCAGTTGATCGGCGAAACGTTGCCGAACCTCGTCGACCTTGCTGTCGACTGCCGGGCGCAGGAACGGCTTGGGCGCGTGGTGCGCGGTGCCGAACTCCTGCATGTGCGCTTGAGGTAGCGAGCCAGCGCCGACGTAGGCCTCAATGGGTGCTATCGGTGTGTGCTGCGCCTTCTGGCGCCTGCTCAGCTTGCGGCTGGTCGCGATGGACGCCCGGAGCTTCCCTTTCTTGACCGGGACTGCAGCCTTAGCCGCTTCCTCGACGGGCTGGCCGGCGAACACCAGCACCCGCCCGATTGTGTTCCTGGCCGTCGCGTTTGACACGCCCAGGTTCTCGACCAGGTCCTTCAGCGCGGCCTCGCTCTCTGCAAGGCCCTGGACCTCGACGGTCACAAACTCGCGCGCCACGTCACCGCTCGCTATAGTGGATCATGTAGTCCCGGCTCGACCTGTAGAGTTTGGCGTCGGCCTGGTGGTCGGTGCGCGCTGCCTCGGCGAACACGCCTTGGACCGTGACGCTGTCGGCCGGGCTCGCGCTGCCGTGTGTCCAGGCTCCGGACGTGCCGTCGATCCTGGTCTTGATCGCTCGAGCCAGAGCGTCCGCCTGGTCGCTGGTCTGCGCGTAGGCGTCGAGCTGCATCCGCACCATGACCAGGCCGGATGCGCCCTGCGTATGATGGTCAGTGACCTCGCTAATCACGTTGAACACGATCGCCGGCACGTTCGGCCCGTTGGTGCCCTGCGGCAAGATCGTCGGGTGCACGCGCGTGCCGCCGACGGCAGTCGAGATGGTGGCGTCGGCAAGCAGGTAGGCCCGAAGAGCCGGGCGAATGTCTGCCGTCATGTGTCGGTCCGCCTGATTGCGATGATGCGGAGGCCTTCGCGCCGGCCAATCTCGTGCACGGCAGCGATGTCAAAGATCGAGGTGTCGGCAAGCGCCGGCTGCGGCGACGCGTCGGCGCGCACGGGATATATGATCCGGTCCTGTGGTGTCAGACCTGCAAGGTTGGCCGACCAGCGCACCTGGAATTCGACTTGCTGCTTTGCGCCAAGCTGGGGGACGGCGAACCGTTCGCCACCGCCCAGCGGCAAGACGGCGGCCCAGCGGTTGGTCACAAGGTCGGCCCACGTCTCGACCGGGTCACCGGCGTCGGACAGGTTCACAGTCTTGCGCTGAATTGTGACCTTGCGGTCGAGCCTGCCGGCGCGCATCATGCCGCTTCCTTCAACACGCGGTACACGCTCGCCTCACTGATGCTGAGCTCGCGCGCGATGGCGGCCGGGCCCATACCGGCGGCTTTGAGCTCGCGAACGCGGTCACGGGGCACCGTGGGTTTGCGGCCGCGGTACACACCGTTGGCCTTGGCCCGGGCGATTCCCTCGCTCTGGCGCTGCCGGATGCGCTCGCGCTCCCACTCTGCGAACCCGGCGAAGATCGTGAAGATCAGCTTGCGCTCTGGCGAGGTGGTGTCCGCCCAGGGCTCGGCAAGCGACTTGAAGCCGGCGCCCTTCTTGCCGATCGACTCGGCCATCTCGAGCATGTCCAGGGTGTTGCGCGCCAACCTGTCTAACTTGCAGACGACGATTTCGTCGCCTTCGGCGATCACCTCCATCAGCAGCGCTAGCTTGGGTCGGCCTTCCCGGCTCTTTCCAGAGGCCTTCTCAGCGAGGATTACGTCGCAGCCCGCCGCCTTGAGGGAGTCGGTCTGCACCGCGAGGCTCTGATCATCGGTGGACACGCGCGCGTAGCCGAACCGCTTTGCCATCGGTCCTCTCAAAACTCAGCTTGTGGGTTTGATAGTCTCGGAAGCCGTTTCGGACCCTATTGGGAGGGTGTACGGCGGCTGCGGTCAGGTCGCGCTAGGGAGTACCCATGTGAGAGGGGGACGGCTGTGCGGGAGCCATGGCCCAATAGCTACCGACGGCAGGACGTGGTACTCAGAGAGGAGTTTCTCGGAACGAGATTGTTTCACGTGTAAGACGGGGTTGCCATGTGGGGGTCGCGCATACCACTTGAGCATGCCGAGCGATCGGCCAACCTCTACGCACCCGTCGTGAGCGTCGGCCTAATCTACTGCTGGCAATTCGGTGCACTGATCCCGATGGTCCTAGTCAGCTTGGTCTCGTTGCTCCTGCTCGAGGCGGGCCACTACGTCGGCGACATGTTCGCAGGCGAGACACCCGACAGCTTCGGCACCGGCACGAGCTACGCGATCGGATTGTATTTCTCAGGCCAATTCGCCTTCTTCGACTTGACGCTGTTCGCGAACCCGCTGTTTCTGCTCAGAGTCGGTATCTATCTGGGGGGCATGACTTGGCTCGTCGTGCGGTTGCTGCGCCATAGGATCGGCATGCCCGAGTTCGTTGTCTTTTGCGCCCTCACATCCTTCACCGCCATCAACATCGCTATGAGCTTGGCTGGTCTCGCGCCGCGAGCGATCGAGCAGCTATTGCTTCCGCTGGCCGAGCAAGGCGATACGAACGCACTGGTGGAAGCTACCTTCCTCCTCAGCATGTTCGTCCTTGTCGTCTGGGTCGCGCTCCACGTTGTGCGGGCGTTCTTCAATCTCAAGCCGCTCCTTCCGTGGCAGATCCAAATCTGCGCCAACGAACCTGTGCCAGGATCGGACTGGAAGAAGATGCTCCTGCGTATGGCGGGGGCGCCGAGAAACATCGGCGTCTCGGATCGGAAGCTAAGGACCGCGCTCCTTATGTATTTCGCCAACTTGTCGTCGCTGGTCCCACTGGTCGTCGCGGTCGGCATAGCCCCTGCGGTGGGGTTGGCACTCATCAACTTCGTCAAGTTGATGGCCGGCGCATTCGAACTCAAGAGTGTCTTCGACCAGGTAGGCAAGCCAATGCCATTCCATTTTTGGCTGACCCCACCTTATCAGCTCTTGCTATCAATCGGCAGCGAGGCGTTGAAGGCTGGCGTGCTACTCGGCGTAGCCTACATCCTTCGAACACGAGCTCTGCGGTATGTGCAGACATCGCTCGGTCTGGCCCAGCGGCGTGACCCCCGACCTCCGGTTCTCTTTCTGCGCCCGTTCGTAATGGACACAATCCCGCTTGCCTCTCGACCGTTCAGTCTACTGGATAGAATCTACAACGTCCCAGTATTGTCGTCGACCCTCGACGCCGTCGTTCTGGACGAGGGATCGGAGCGCGGTCCTGTGGTCGCGGTCGGCGACCCCAGGGACCCACCACCGGCCTATGGCGCGTCGCGCGGTTACTTCGAGCACCATGCCTGGCAGGATGCCGTAGCGCGGCTCGCCGCAGAAGCACAGGTGATCGTGCTTGTCATGGGCCGATCTGAAGGTGTCGTCTGGGAGATGAACCTCGTCGTAGGCGCCGGGCATCTGAACAAGACGCTGTTCGTTATGCCGCCCGATGCGACCGATGACGATCGCAACACGGCCTTGGCCTTCTTCGAACGTCTCGGCGTCAAGTGTGTCGACCGCGACTTGTTTTCTGTGGAGGGTAGTGAACGGCTAATAGCAGCGTGGGTCGATGAGGCCTGGCGGTGCCATCAGCTGTGCTCAGCATCCGGGACGTCAACATCATACCGACTAGCGTTGAGAACGTATTTTCGCTGCGTTAGGGGCACTTGCCATGAACTTTAAGCTGCAGTTCCCGATATCCGAGATTGACTACTGGGCCGCGAGGTTTCGCGACGACCATGGCGAGATGCG